AGTAAAGATAATCTAGCAGAGTATATAGACCATTACTATTGCTTTGGTTGTAGTCATTGGAAGTCTAAGAATGATATTAAATCAGTTCGAAGCCGATTGCANAGCCAGCAGGCGATGCNATCNGATGAGATTAGTATTAATGTAACTGATAATATACCTACAGAAGCTATGCAATGGCTATTACAATATGGCATTACTAAAGCTGATGTAGATTCTAATCATATTGGTTGGTGTAATGATCTTCAGATATTAGTTCTAGTTAATACTNCAAACTATTATCAGGGAAGATCTTTTCTTACAGGTGTAAAGTATAAATCTAAAGGTAAAAAGCCCTTGCTTTGGTATGGTAATGGTGATATACTGGTATGTGTAGAGGATGTAATTAGTGCTATTAAAGTTAGTAAAGCTAATCCAAATGTAACTGCAACACCTTTACTTGGTTCAAGTATACCCCTAGANCTTACAGAAACCATCCTANAACGCTTTAAAACTGTTCGGGTATGGTTGGATAGGGATAAAGCAATTGAAGCCGTTAAACAGGCTAGAAACATTAAACAGAAAGGTATTGATTGCGAAGCAATTATTACCCCATTAGATCCTAAAGAATATTCTACAGGAGAAATAAATGAATGGTTGAGAAACAGATAATCAAATTATTCTGTGAAGACAGAGAAGTCTTTACAAAGTATTATAAGTATGTTAATATTAATTATATTAAAACTAATTATAATAATATATATAAGTTATTTAATATAATAGATTTATATTATAATAAATATACTACTATTAATATTATAAATATAAATGAATTAGATATATATTATAATAGTAATTACTTATTAAAAGATAATGAAAGAAAAGAACTAACATCTCTTCTTGAAGAGATATATAATCAGGATATCAATGTAGACACTGTCATTGGTCTACTAGAAGAACACCGCAGACGCTCTCTTGCAGGCAAGGTAGCACTCATGGCATTGGATGTAGAGTCTGGTAAGAAAACTACTGAAGACTTACTTGAACTGTTCAATGACTTTGAACATCAACAAGTAGAAGTAGATAGCATTACCCCTATCAATATGGATTTAAAGGAGTTATATGATACACAAATTAAAACACCAGGCTTACGCTGGCGTCTTGATTGGCTTAATAAAAGTCTTGGGTCTCTTAGAAAAGGTGACTTCGGTTTTATCTTCGCTCGTCCCGAGACGGGGAAGACTACGTTCTTGGCGAGTGAAATTACTCATATGGTCAGCCAAACTGACGGTCATGTCTTGTGGTTTAATAATGAAGAGCAGGGTAATAAAGTCGGAATACGGGTGTTCCAAGCTGCACTTGGACTTACTACAGGAGAACTGTTTAGGAATCCAGAAGTCAAACAAAGTAACTATGAAAAGCTTACAGGCAATAGAGTTATCATCCTTGACTTTGAAGACTCAAGTAGTAAAGCAAGAGTAGAATCAGTACTTAAACAATATAAACCTGCGTTGATTATCTTTGATCAGATAGATAAGATTCGCGGATTCAAAGGAGAAAGAAATGATCTTGAACTTAAAGCGATTTATCAATGGGCTCGTGAGATTGCTAAGACCTACGCACCCGTCATTGCGGTATCACAAGCAAGTGGCGAAGCGGAAGGCAAGCTATTTCTAACAATGGATATGGTAGACGGCAGCAAGACTGCAAAGCAAGGCGAAGCTGATTGGATACTAGGCATTGGTAAAGAACAAGACAACTCAAGTAGGACTAGATACTTTAACATCAGTAAGAATAAATTGATTGGTGATCAAGATACTAGTCCTGATATGAGACATGGGTCTTGTCAGGTATTAATTAAACCGGAGGTAGCAAGGTATGAAAGCATCTGAAGTAAATGACTTCGATGAAGTCTTAAANGTTAGATCTGATTTGACTCGTGCAGACTTGTATGATATAATAGATATTATGGACATCAGTGATTCATTACTTGATGCAGCCAATAAGTTCTATCCACTTAACCAAGGAGCAGGAGAGTGCGGAGCCTAGTCTTAGATGTAGAAACAACCATAAGCAATAAAGGTAATCCATTTGATGAAAGGAATAAACTCTGTTATGTTGGACTCTACAATAGCATTGGTCATACTCTATTTGATATTGATTATAGCGGATCTCCACACCGAGATAGACTTNACGCTATACAAAGAAGCATTGACAGCCACGATATTATTGTTGGCTTTAACCTTAAGTTTGACTTGCACTGGATAAGAAAATATGGAATCAATATTGTGGGCAAGCGTGTTTGGGACTGTCAGCTGGTACATTTTATACTTACGGGCCAACAGAATCCCTACCCAAGTCTTAATGGTGTCGCTGAGTATTATGATCTGGGTAACAAGCTTGATGTTGTTGCTAGTGAGTATTGGAGCAACCATATCGATACCCCGTCAATCCCTAGAGATATACTTGAGGAGTATCTAATACAAGATTTGCAGTTAACGCAAAAGGTATACGAAAAACAAATGGAAGCATTTGCATCATGTACAAAACAAATGCAAAGACTAATCAGCTTACATAACCAAGACCTATTGGTCTTAGAAGAGATGGAGTTTAATGGAATCTTATATGACGAAGAAGAATGTAATCGCCTTGGTAAAGAAATGGAAGAACAAGTTGCTAAACTTGATGCACTCTTGTTTGAATCTCATAAGCTACCTGAGTTTAATCCTTCTAGCACAGAGCATGTATCTACTCTTCTATATGGCGGCCTTATTAATATCCGCAGAAAAGAAGTTGTTGGTACATTTAAGACGGGGCTTAAAGCAAATCAACCTAAAGAAAGATGGTTCAATCATCAGATTAAATATGAACGAATGGTTACACCTCTTAAAGGTTCGGAGCTTGAGAAGGAAGGATACTACTCAATAGATGATCAGACTCTAAAGAGTTTAAAGTTTAAAAGTAATAAGGCTAAAGAACTTGTAGAACTTATTCTGGAAAGAGCTACGCTAGTAAAGCGATTGACAGCTTACTATCAAGGTCTACCTGAGTTAAGAACTAAAATGAATTGGTCTGTAGGTAAACTACATGGGATTCTAAATCAATGTGTTGCTAAGACAGGTAGGTTGTCATCAACCAAACCTAACTTACAGAACTTTGATGGAGAAATTAAACAACTATTTGGGAGTAGGTATGCTATTACAAGCTGATGCTAAAGCATTGGAGTGGGTTTGTGCTACATTCTTATCCCAAGATCAAACAGCCATAAAGGAAATATGGGATGGAACAGACCAGCATAGCGATAATCAACTTCGGTTTGGGCTTCCTTCTAGGCTTGTTGCTAAGACTTTTGTCTTTCGACTTATCTATGGAGGATCTGCTTACTCTTACGCTCATGATAACAACTTTACTAACGTATCTACTAGTGAATCCTTTTGGCAAAACGTAATAGAAGAGTTCTACAATAAGTATAGTGGACTTGGAGAGTGGCATGATAAGATTGTAAAGCTAGCTATGAAGGATAGACAACTCACAATGCCTACTGGAAGAGTATACAAGTATGAACCAGAAGTAAAGTACGGAAGAGTCAAGTGGCCTCGTACTAAGATCCTTAACTACCCAGTTCAGGGTCTTGGTGCTGACTTGATGGCAATAGCCAGGGTATCTTTGTCTAATAGACTTAAAGATATTCCTGGTGTTAAACTAATTAATACTGTTCATGATTCAATAATACTTGACTATGATAATAAAGTATGCGATAATAATAGTATAGTTCAATTAGTTGATAAGTGTTTTACAGATGTTCCATTGAACTTTAAGAAGTTGTTTGGAGTAAACTTTAACCTTCCCATGAGGGTCGAATGTCAAGTTGGATCTAACTGGGGTAACATGGAGATAGTGAATGTTAATTAATATTATAGATGTAGGACAACCTAATACACACGCTGCTAAGAATGGTAGATCATACCAATCAATTGAAGTAACGTATAAGGCTGAGAACGGTCAAGTATCAAACAAAAAGCTAATGTCTTTTAGTAATCCAACTGTGTTTAATCACATTAAAGATTTAACTAAAGGTGCAACACTTAATGTAACTACAACTAAAGATGCTGCAGGTTATTGGCAGTGGACTGGTATTGGNGATGATAACACACCATCAACTCAAGAAACTAAACCAGCTTCAGGTGGTCGAGTAACTGGATCTAACTATGAGACTAAAGAAGAACGTGCTGCAAGGCAAATTCTAATTGTTCGTCAATCATCATTATCAAGTGCAGTAGCTTTGGTATCAGCAACATCTACTGAACCTACAACAACAGATAATGTTATTAATATTGCTAAAAAGTTTGAAGAGTATGTTTTTGGTCAAGCTGAAGATGTTTCAATTGGGGATGAAGTTATCCTATAATGAAAGCTCTTATTGATGCTGACATAGTGGCGTATAGGGTTGCCTGTACGCTAGAAGAAGACGATGCTGAAGACTTTGTATATGCTAGAGCAGAAGATCTTATAGATCAGATCCTAGTTAATACAGACGCAACTGAGTATCATCTTTATCTAACTGGTAAAGATAACTTTAGATATTCAATCTATCCTGAGTATAAAGCTCACAGACCTAAAGAGAAACCTTTCTGGTTAGAGAAGTGTAGACAGTATCTTATTGCTAATTATAATGCTGAAGTAATTAATGGTGAAGAGGCTGACGATGCTTTAGGCATTGCTCAGACGGATGACACCATCATTTGTTCTATTGATAAAGATCTATTGATGATCCCTGGGATGCATTATAACTTTGTTAAAGATGAGTTTATTGAAGTAGATCATTATAGTGGTATGAAGCATTTCTATATGCAATGTCTCACAGGAGACAGAGCTGATAACATTAAAGGTATTGAAGGTATTGGTCCTAAGAAAGCAGAACGCATCTTAGCTGAATGCTATACTGAACAACAATACTTTAATGCTGTTCGTGATGCTTATAGTAATGATGAAGAGTTCCTTATGAATGGTAGAGTACTTTGGATTAGACGTAAACCTAATGAAGACTGGAGAGATATATTTAATGCCCACGTTCAAGAGCAAGTTGGAGGAGAAGGTTTGGGAACAACTGAAGAAGAAGTATCCATCAGTTAAATACGAACCTGATAAGTTTAAATACATCCAGCCTGAGAAAGAACGGACATACAATCCTGACTTTAGAACTGGTAGACGTAAGATTTATATAGAAGCTAAAGGTAAATTAGATTTAGATACAAGACAGAAGATGGTATGGTTTAGAGAATCCAATCCTGATATAACTATTATCTTCTTATTTATGAACCCTGATAATAAGATTACTAAGCGTAGTAAGACTACTTATTCTAAGTGGGCTGATGACAACAACTTCTTATGGTTAGACTTTAGAAAGGATTGGTTAAATGATTATAACAAACTGTGTACAAAATGATGATGGGTCTTTAGACTTTGAGTTTCATGTTGATGCACCTGANGCTTCATTCCTTATGGACTTTGCTATTAAAGAATTAGTTAGACGCGGTGTCATTGACGTAGCCACTAACGCAGCTGAACAAGAACTAGACCTCTTCAAAGAAGATGGAGGTATGGTATCATGAGTAATGGAAACTCACCAGCATTTCCTAGTAAAGACTCTAAAGGTCAAATCTTTACAGGTTTAAACTTACGTGATTACTTTGCATTAGAAGCTATGCATGGACTCATAGAAGCTGATCATGTTAAACGTGATGACATTCCAACAGAAGCTTATAGACTAGCTGACATGATGCTTGATGAAAGGCTTAAATACAAATGATCTTTGTAGCAATCATTGCTATCTTATTAATTAACTGGGCATTATCAAATGGGTAAACTACTATCATCAAATTACTGGGTTAAACTTCGATACGAGA